GCCAACTCCGACACCTACACCAACGCCAACTCCGACACCTACACCAACACCTACTCCAACACCTACTCCAACGCCAACACCTACACCTACACCAACACCAACACCAACGCCAACACCTACACCAACACCAACACCAACACCTACTCCAACGCCATTACCAGATTTGTTATCTACTATCGGTACAACAATTGACAATTTAATTTCTACATTATGAGTTCAACAAATTTAATGGTAACATATGGTCCGGCTCCGACTTATCTACCTATTACTCGAAATGCTACTTGTATTGTGAGTTCTGTTAGTGGATATGATACTACAGGAATATCTACAGATATATCTGGTCATGGTGGTATTGGCGCAACTTTGATTAGTAATAGACATGTTTTATTAGCTAAGCATACGACTCCAGGAACAACGGCCGGATCTTCCGTATCTTTTTTAAATGCGTCAAATACAGCGTTCACATATACAATTACATCTTTACAAACGATTGGAGCAGCGTCTTGCGCTGGTTATACTGATATAGCAATCGGTTATTTAAGTGCTACCGTAGATGCATCGTTAACATATTATAAAGTCTTTCCATCAAACTTTTTAAACTATTTGCAATTAGGCGCTACTTATTCAACCTTTCAATATTTAAATCCATATTTACCTTTGTTTTATATGGATCAAGAAAAAAAGTTTTTATGTGGAGATTGTGATGGTATCCAATATTTGGATCTTTGTACTAGTCTCCCTGATCCTACGAGTCCAAAATTGAGTTTGATATTTTCCACTGATACTGAAAGATATAATAATTCTGAATTAGCTATTGGAGGAGATTCTGGAAATATAATTTTTGCTCCTGTAAATGGGGAGATTGTATTATTAGGTACGTGGTATACAGGATCTCCAGGAATTAAAGCGGCGGGCAATCAAATTGGATTTTCATCTTATATATGCGCACATATTTCTGCAATTAATAGCGCAATGACCACATTAGCTGGTACTAGTTATTCTTTGACGCAAGCAGATTTATCAGGATTTAAGACATATGTTTAATAAAAATGTACTTTATGGATATTCAGTTGACATAAACAATGTTTATGCTGCTGTTGGTAATTATGCGTATGCAACATTCACCAATGATAATATTGCATGTATTGACGTAGATTCACCACCAACTCCAACACCTACACCTACACCTACACCAACGCCAACTCCAACACCAACGCCAACACCAACACCAACACCTACACCTACACCAACTCCAACGCCAACTCCGACACCTACACCTACACCAACTCCGACACCAACGCCAACACCTACACCAACTCCAACACCTACACCTACACCTACACCAACGCCTACACCAACGCCAACTCCGACACCTACACCAACGCCAACTCCGACACCAACGCCAACACCTACACCAACTCCAACGCCAACTCCAACACCAACGCCAACACCAACTCCAACGCCAACTCCGACACCAACACCAACACCAACTCCAACGCCAACTCCGACACCAACACCAACACCAACTCCGACACCAACACCAACACCAACTCCGACACCAACACCAACACCAACACCAACACCAACGCCGGCACCACCAGGACCATATTATTACCTATCATTTACATTTAGTAATGGAAGTAGATGTAATCAATCAAACGTCGTAAATCAAATTGTTGGATATTATAGTTTTGTTGATGGTGGATATATGACTTCAACTGCCGAATTAACATATCCAACGGCCACATTTTTAACAAATTACAGTATAGGTGATGTATCAATCAATGAATCATTTAGAGATAATTGTATTGACGATACTTATTTGGGTAACACCACTGATGTAACAATTACTACTAGAAATAAATATGACGAAGTGTTTGTTGACCCACCAGGAGAATATGAATGTGCTAGTCCATTAAATGTTAATTCAACTGATAGAAGTATACCATTGAATGCATTAGCCAGTATAATTAAATCTCAATACTTAGCTGATAATACAAAGGGATTAAGTTCAGGTAATCCATTCGTATATAATTTAATAGATTCGTAATATATGATTACAATACCAATTGCAGTTGCAAATGACAGATTCAGATGGCAAATTAGTTTTTTTGAATTTCAACATAAAAAAATATATGGGGAAAATGCAAAAAACAAATCATTGGTATTAATTATAAAAAGAAATTTTAGAGAAGAATTATTGATTAACGATATAGACTGGAATATTACACTACCATATAAAATGGTAGATAGTATATATGATATACATCCAAATCTTATAAAAAAAAATTACAATCCAATAAATGTATATACATCTGTATTACAAGTAATTAATAATTTACATGATGAAGAATATGTAGAAATTATTGATGCTGATATGATACATCTTAGAAAATTTGATTTATCGTTGCCAAATGACGATGAAATATACGTGGATGATATTTATGAGAACTGGCATATGTTTATCAATTCAAAAAATAGATATATAATTGAAAAATATTTAAAACATAATGATTTTTATTATATGAATGGTGGATGGAATTCAATCGGAAAGGTAAAAACAATGAAAAAACTTTTGCCTGAAATTATTGATGTGTCAATTGATATTGCAACAAATAGTGAAAATGAATTACATAGATGGTGGGCAGGAATGTTTGGTTTAAATGTATCATGTCACAATCAAAGAATAAAAATGATAAATCATAATAGTTGTTATTATCCTAATATAAATGAAATAGATTTAAAAAAACATCATATTGCTCATTATTCATGTGATCCTTTATTTAAAAAATCAGATTTTCCTAACATAGATTTTACAAAATTTAAAAACAATGAATTTTATAATTCTATAAAAGAATGGTTAATAAAAAAATAAATTTATGTATATAAAAACAAATACAACGAAAGAACAATTTGATGAATATGGTTATGCATATTTAGAAAATATAATATCAGAACAGTTATGTGAAAATTTTACTAAAATAATGTTAGAATATAAAAATAACAATAAATTGACATTTGAAAATATTTCAAATTCGGATATGTATAAAAATTCTTATGGAACAGGCAACATACCTGAAATTGAAAGTTTTTTAAAAGAAATAACTGAAGAATTACTTTCATATTTCGATTTAAATTGTAAAATATCGAATTCATATACACGGATTTATTATAATGGTGGTACATTAAAACCTCATGTAGATAGACCAGGCTTAGATTATACATTATCAATTACACTTTTTTCAAATTTAAAAAAAGAATGGCCGTTATATGCAATAGACAAAAAAGGAAATCAAATAAAATCTAATATTAATCGTGGAGATGGATTATTAATTTTAGGAACTAAAATGCAACATTGGAGAGATCAATTAATTTGTGCGGATGATGAATATGTGGTTCAATTATTTCTTCATTGGACGAATATTTAATTTTGTCTAAACCATTTTGTAATAATATTTTTCTCTCCTTTTATTATCGGCAATCCCGCATGAGTAGAATAAACATTTCCTTTAAAATCAGGAAGTAAATTATTCCAGAAAAGTGCCATTCCTTTTATTGGTTTTATATTAATATTTATTTTGGTAAATTGTGTTTCACCGCCTTCTTCTACTTCATCTAAATACAATAAAAATGTCCAAGTTCTTTGTCCTCTATCTCCTATATGTTTTATATTATATTCTTCGTTTTCATGAAAAAAATCAGTATGAGGTTTGAATTCTTGTCCAATTAAATATTTTTGTCCTTGAATTCCCTCTCCATTTTTTTTGGGAATTTTCATAAAATCGTGAATTTTTTCATCTATACTCACAAACTTGGGATTATTACCTGACATATATGCACTAAGACTGGTTCTATCTTTTTTGTTTCCATTCGGATTAGTAATTGTAGATTCTTGTAAATTTTCAGATATATCTACTATTAAATCGTCACATTCATTTGCAGATAAAAAATTTGGATATTTATAAACTTCAAGAAAATTATTTTCTATTCTATGACATTTAGGATTGTCTCTGAAATTGGTATTAAAATTAGATATATCCAATATTCCGGTGGTTTCCAATGATATTTGTCTTTCTTTTCTTTCAATAATAAATCTATTGGTTGGATCATATTCCAATTCTCTTTTAATCAAATCATATTCAAACCCGTGATTTAATAATATGGTAAATATTCCTTCAATATTTTGTCCGCCGGAAATATTATTCCAAATCCAAGCTTTCCATTTAGGTTCTAATTTTTGTATTATCATAACATATTTTCAATATATATAGTTATATTACAAATAAATAAACAATGTAATATTTATTATTAATGAGCAATTACTGTCAAAGAGGATTTGTTGATATTTCAAAATATTCATCTATTACTGATGAATATGAAACACAATTTACAATCAAAAAGTATATACCTTTGTCTGGTGTCGATTCATTTTTATTAATTGACAGTTCCAGTTTAGATACAATAATATTTAATGCGGATACATCTTCCAATGTAAATGGTTTGAATTTTGAGTTAGATTTAACCGATAATCTATATTATTATGGTGATTCTTATGGTGTATCAGTTGCACTATCATCATCAATTGTTGTTGTAGGATGTCCATTTTTTTATTATTCAGTATCGTCCACTTCAACTATATCAACAGGTTCATGTGTGGATATATATGATATAGAAACTTATAATAGTTCAAGTAATAAATATCCATTGTACAGTATTACGAATTCATTTGATGCTACATATACAAATTCTACATTTGGAGAATCAGTATCAATCGTATACTCCAGTTTATTAAATACATCAATTTTAGTTGTTGGGTCTAGCAATGTAAATTCAAACATTGGTGCGACATATATTTATACACAATCATTTAATGGTAATTATTTACATTATCAAACATTGAATGGATTTGTAAGTAATGGTTATTTTGGTGGTGTTGTAAAAATTGATCCTAGTGGATCTAATAGAATAGTGGTTGGCAACAAATCAACTGGAAGTGCCGTTTATGTATACGAGTTAAATACATCTACATATCAATGGGGACTTAACGATACACTGGATCAAGATAGAACTATTACTGGATCATTAAATTTCATCAATACAAAACCATATTTTCTAGGAAGTCAACCTAGTGGAAGTAATTATGGTAATTCGGTATCCATATATGGCGATACAATTATAATTGGATCACCAAATGATATGTACTATTATGAATGGAGTGGTTCCACCGTTTTAAGAAATAGAGGATCTGTTTATTTTTGGAAAAAATGTTCAGATGCAACTGATTGGTTTTTGTTGGATAAATCATTTGGCAATGAAAATATTTTAGAATCAAATAATTTAGGATTTTCCGTAGGGATTTATAATAATAAAGCTATTGCAACTAGTGTTAGAGATATACGAACATATTGTACAAATTATATATTTAATACATTATTTAAACGATACGATTGTAATCCAAATGATTCTGTAATTGATACTTTAGGACAATTTGTAATTTACAATCAATTAACATCATCGACATGGCAAATTGAATCTACATTTACAAAAAAGAAAGAATATGGATACCCATATTCAAATTTTGGTTATAGTAGTGCAATTTATGATAAAGAAAACACGACAACTATAATTGGATCTCCTACATTCATTTATAATCCGGAACAACTTACATCTTCATTATTAGATAATTCCATTTATGATAATATAAAAGGATATGCTTACATTTATAATTTCAACGATCTTGTAACGAATTATCATATTGGAAATGTATTTTATAGAGACGGTAAGATTATTTTATCAAATAGTGGTTCAATTTTTGATAATTTATTAAAAGATCGTTCCAACACATTACAATCTCAATATAACATTGAATATAAGAGCAATGTTAAACTATATGAAAAACAAGTATTATGTAGAATTGAATCGGGAGAATTTAATTATAGTACAAATCCCACATCATTAATTCCAAATACATTTGAATTTGACATTGATAATAATAAATCTTTTGATTTTACCGACTTAGATTTGATTCTGAAATACATTAATTATCAAATCAATACATCATATAATTGGTGGGATTATATGACATTTACAAATGATGAACAATCATTATTTAATCTTTATTCTGTAAATTATAACATTTCTTCAAGTTATACATCCAATTACAATTCAAATTTAACATCAAATTATAAAAACTTTGATATTGATGGTAATAATAAAGTTAATTTGAATGATATGTACATACTATGGAAGTATTTTAATAATAATTTGAATCAAACCGAATTATTCAAGTATGTAGAACCAAAGTCTTCCAGAAAAACTTTACAACAAATTATAAGTTATATTGAACAAAAGACGGGTAAATTTGGTGGTAAGTCTATAAAACAAGAATTCTTTGGATTTAATTATAGTTCTTCAATTGACCCAACTGGTTCTTATTTGGCACCATATATAACAACTGTAGGACTTTATAGTGGTGGTGATTTGGTTGCTGTGGCTAAATTGGGTATGCCAATTAAAAATAGTGGTGAATTACCGCTAAATATTTTGGTAAAATGGGATATCTAAACATATTTATAAAAAGAAAGTATAATATATGCCAACACCATTAAATAGAGAATCTTTAAATAAAAGTTTAGAAGAAAGATATAAAACACAAAAGGTTGGTGGAGCTTTTGACGCTAAAAAGGCTACTCCTGATATTTTCGGACAATTAGAAAAAGATTGGACTAAGCCAGGATTTGCAGCTGGTGGAGAAGAAGGTCTTGGAATTGAAGGAATCAAAAAAGGCAAATCCCTTTATTTAAACGGTTTTAATAATAAAAAATATAAGCAGTAACATTATATACTATATATTAGTATATGGTTATATTAGGTTTGGATTCATCTACATCAGTTACAGGTTGGGCATTTAGTAAAGACGGCAAAGTCTTGGATGCTGGTTATATTGATACCAAAAAGTTTGAAATAACAAAAGAAAAAACTTATTTTGTTATATCTGAATTGGAAAAGAATCCATTAATTAAAGATGTCACCGTCATTAATTTAGAAGCTGCTCTTAGTGGATTTGCTGGTGGATTCACATCACAACAAGTTATAATTACATTGGCTAGGCATAATGCCGTCTTTTCATATATTATTGAAGAACACTTTAAAGTCAAGGTAAATCTATTATCAGTTAATACCATGCGTAAACAGTTATTTGGTAAGTGTAGAATTAAAGGTGTTAAATCAAAACAATTTGTAAAATCAGAACTAGAATCACTTTGTCCAGATGTAATTAAATTTACGGTTCTTAACAAAAAGGGTAATTGGGATGAACGAAATGGTGATATGTATGATGGTATAGTTTGCTCATTATACAAAGATGAACCGCAACAAAATAATAGAGTTAGCAAAAAAGATAAAAGCACTAGCCGAAAAGGGTAAAGGTGGTGAAAGAATTGCGGCTAAAGAAAGATTAGAAAGGATATGTGAAAAATATAATATATCCCCAGACGAAATATCTACATCAGAAGAATCCAAAGATTATTATATCGTTATAAACGATAAAAATGAGAGAGAATTGCTCATTAATATTTGTTGTATGATAATGGATGTTCCCGGATTAAAGTGGAAAGAAAAAAATAATTGTATTTGCATTCGTATAAAATTGTGTGAATATGAAAATATCATCAGTGCATTTGAATATTATAGAGACATGTACAATGATTATAAAAGATATTTAATGCAGGGAATAATTGCCAGAAATGTAATAGGTTATATTCCAAAACATCAAACATATACTCAAGAAAATATTCAGCAAGATATTCCGCCCACGCCATCCGAAGATGTTAAAGAAGAAGAATCGGAACAAAAAACCCAAGGAAATGACGATACAACATCAGATGAAAACGAAAATTCCGAAGATCTTTCCGAAGATGTTCAAGAAGAAAAACCAATTGATCCAATCAAGTTGATGAAGATTGCGGTTGCGTTGGATAAAAAACCGTGGGTAAAAAACGATTCAAATAAAAAGTTGATTGAATAAGACTTTTACTGTAAAGTATTGTTGATGTTGTTATATCAAGAGGCAATAATATCTGTTTTAAATAAACTGTTGCATCAAGTTCCTAAGATTCGTAAAGGAACTGATGCGGTTTATCATTGTCCATCTTGCAAACACTATAAAAGAAAACTAGAGATTAATTTACACACAGGCAAATATAATTGTTGGGTATGTGGTTTTAGTGGAACAAGTTTCAAGTCTCTATTTAAGAAATTAAATGCTCCCGCAGAATATTATACATCAATTGGATTAAGTCAGAAATCGTTTTATAAAAAATCTATTGAGGAATTTTCTATTTCTTTTGAAGATAAACCAGAAGAAATAAAACTGGTAAAACTACCAAAAGAATATAAACCTATTAGTGACCCAGTAAATGAACTAGAATATAAACATGCATTAAAGTATCTCAAGTCCAGAAATATAACTAAGAATGATATTATAAGATATAATATTGGATATTGTACCGAAGGAGATTTAAAAAATAGAGTAGTAATACCATCATATGATAGTAATGGTACATTGAATTTCTATACTGCCAGAAGTTTTTTTGACACTAAAGGATTGAAATATGTGAGTTGTTCCGCATCAAAGAATATTATTGGGTTTGAATTATTCATTAATTTTGAACAACCTATAACATTGGTTGAAGGACCATTTGATGCTATTGCAGTTAAAAGTAATTGTATACCATTGTTCGGAAAGACATTAAGCAAACAATTAAAATTAAAATTATTAGAACACGATGTTCCGATGGTACATATTTTATTAGACAATGATGCGATAAAAGATTCCATCAAAATCTGTGAGTTTCTAATCAAGAATAGTATTCCGTCTAAATTGATAATATTGGACGGTAAAGATCCAAGTGTAATAGGTTTTGAAAAAACTTGGCAACTGATAGACAGTTGTGATACGATGGACTTTGAAAAGTTGTTTAAGTTAAAACTAAGAATATAATATGGCAAAATATCTTAAATCAGATATAAAAGAATTCAAGAATGTATTTCACATTGCGGATATTCATTTACGTCTTACAAAGAGACACGATGAATACAATCAAGTATTTGAAAGATTGTATAAAGCAATAGAAAAGACACCTACGGAAACTGTAGTTACAGTATTAGGAGATGTCTTGCATTCAAAGAGCGATCTTTCACCTGAATGTGTAAAGATTACATCTGAATTTTTACAAAATCTAGCAGATAGAAGACCAACGATATTGATTTCAGGTAATCACGATGCTACTTTGGCCAATAAAAACAGATTAGATAGTTTGAGTCCAATTGTTAATGCGATTAATCATAAAAATTTATTTTATCTAAAGGATTCTGGACTTTATATCTTAGGAGATATTTTGTTTAATCACTATAGTGTATTTGATGAACCGGATAAATATATTAAAGTAAAAGACATTCCAAAGATTTATTTAAATGAAACTCGTTATAAAATTGCTTTATTTCACGGTCCAGTAAACAATGCAATTACTGATGTAGGATATAAAGTTGCGAGTAGAACTATTACAAACGAAATCTTTGACGGACACGATATTGTATTGTTGGGAGATATTCACAGACATCAAGTTCTAAGTCAATCCAATCCAATAATTGTTTACTGTGGTTCATTAATTCAACAAAATCATGGTGAAGAATTAAAGGGTCATGGATTTGTATTTTGGGATTTAAAGACCAAAGTATTTAAACACTTTGAAATTCCAAATGATTATGGATTTTATACTGCGGAAATCAATAAAGGTAATTTAATTACTGATATTTCTAATATGCCTAAAAAGGCAAGACTTAGATTAAAGTGTTTTGAAAGCGTTGCAACTGAAGTTAAATCTGTATTGTCATCTATCCGAGAAAAATCAGAGGTAATGGAAGTGACATATGTTCGTGTAGATTCATTAAATACATCTTCAGGTAATATTATTGATAATAATAATTTTAATTTAACCGATGTGTCTGATGTTGATTATCAAAATAAGTTGATAACAGACTATCTTAGTAACCAGAATTTAAATCCAACAAAAGATACACTTGAAAAGATTTATAAAATAAACAAAGATTTAAATGTTTCTTTAGAAAAAGAATCTGTCGTTAGAAATATTCGATGGAAACCTAAGAAATTTGAATTTGACAATATGTTTAGTTATGGTGAAGACAATGTTATTGACTTTACTAAGATGCATAATGTAGTTGGATTATTTGCTAATAATGCTGCGGGTAAATCAAGTGTATTGTCTGCATTATCTTTTTGTATTTTTGATAAATGTGATAGAGCATTCAAAGCATCTCACATTCTTAATACGCAAAAGGTGACATTCCGTTGTAAGTTTAACTTTGAAGTTAATGGTGTAGATTTCTTCATTGAAAGAAAAGGACATGCGGATAAAAAAGGTAATGTCAAAGTAGATGTAAAGTTCTGGAAAGAAGAAGGTGGTAAAGTTGTAGAACTTAACGGTGAAGCTCGTAGAAGTACCAATGATATTATTCGTGATTATGTAGGTACATATGACGATTTTATTTTAACTGTCTTGAGTATTCAAAACAATAAGGTTGGATCATTTGTAGATATGGGACAAACAGAAAGAAAAGATTTGTTGGCTCAATTTATGGGACTAACTATATTTGACAGTTTGTATAACGATGCATCAGATAAGACTAAAGAAATTAATTCATTATTAAAGAATTTCAAGAATAATGATTATACTCAGAATTTATTGATTTTAAATTCGGATATAGAAAACTTTTCGGGTTCGTTAAGAAATGAAAATACTAATTTAGAAAAACTGTCTAACAATCGGGATTCTGAAAATGAATGTCTTTTAGATGAAACCAAAAAACTTATTAATATTAACAGTAATATTATTGATATTGTTTCTATTGAATCAAAAAAGATTTCATTAGAAAATTCTATATCAACACAATCTTCCAGTTTAAATTCATATAAGTCTCAATTATCATCTATTGAATCAACATACAAAGAATATGATGAAATTATAAAGAACTATGAAAACGATGATATTACAACTAAGTATGAATTGTTCAAGGAACTAGAATCATCATTTAGTCAAAAAGAACATCTTATTGAAAAGAAAAAGATTGTTGTTACATCTAAACTACAGAAATTAAAGAAGTTAGAAGAACATAAGTATGATCCGAATTGTAATTTTTGTACAACAAATGTGTTCGTTAAAGATGCAATTAAAACAAGAGAAGAATTAGAATTAGATAAAGTTGAAGCGCAAAGTCTTGTTAATGAATATAATAATATTAAAAACAAAATTAATGAAGTGTCTTATATAAAGGATCATTGGAAAAAGTATAATGATGTTCATAAATTATATGTTGAAACACAGATTAAAATTAACAAATTAAATACTGAAATTCTAAAAATATCAAATAAGATTAGTTCTGACCAGAACTCTCTCATTAATGTTGAAAGTCAAATTGAAGAATATTATAATAATAAAGATGCAATTGAATCTAACAAAACTGTTAAAGATGCAATTGATTCAATTAAATCTAATATCAAAACTATTGATTTAGAAATTAAGAATGTAAATAACAACATTATCAATTATAATACAAAAATTTCTGGATTTGAAGAACAAAGAAAGACTATTCAAAAATCAATTGAAGATGTTAAAGTACTTGAAATTGAATATGAAGCATATCAATTGTATACAAATTCAATATCCAGAGATGGTATTCCATATGAATTGATTAGTAAGGCGTTACCAACAATTGAAAAGGAAGTAAATAACATATTAAACCAAATAGTAGAATTTACGGTAACCTTACAGACAGATGGTAAAAATGTAACTACACATATTAATTACGAAGATAAACGCTGGCCATTAGAATTGGCTAGTGGTATGGAAAGGTTTGTTAGTTCATTGGCTATGAGAGTTGCATTAATTAACATCAGTAATCTACCAAGACCCAACTTTATAGCTATAGATGAAGGATTTGGGTGTGCTGATGCTGATAATTTATCTTCTATGGGTGCTTTATTTGCGTTCTTAAAGACTAATTTTGATTTCGTATGGATTATTAGTCATTTGGATAGTATGAGGGATATGGTTGACAATAGACTTGAAATTAAGAAAGAAAACGGGTTCTCTAAAGTTAATTATGTATAATTAATGGGTATATATATTTATAGTATATATGCCCAGCATAAAGACAGGTCAAATTTTAGGTTTATCAAGCCGAACAGTTAATATAGAAGATAAGACATACTTATCCGAATATTTTAACCTCACAGAGTTTTCACCAGAATTCTCTGTGGGGAAAAATGCGTTGGTAATCAATGGAAGTGACAAACTCAAAATTGGTGCTGAAATATTTACTGAGGCATTTGATGGTAATGGTGTACCTCTTTTTATAGAAAAGGCTATAAGTATTGACCAATTAACCAATAAAAGAATTATTGTACTATCAATATATGTTTACGAACAAAATTCAATTGGTTCTGGTAAGATAATATTAGTTTCTACTACATCAGATGACAAAATCATAAGATGGTCCGCTAATATAAATATAAATGTTAATAAAGTTACCGATTCAAAAATAAGATTTTATAATCAACCATTAATTGAAGTTGAACCTATATTATCGTATGCGGTGTCATCATCTTTAGAAAATAATCCTAAAATAGTTACAGGCAGTTTTCTATCAACTCCGGTACAACCAAAAGCAGACTTTGATATACAAAAATTTGGATATAGAAAAAATTTGGTAGATTATAGAATTATTGATGCTAATGCGAATTTTAGTTCTAGTTTAAAGAACTTCCAAATAGAATTATACATAAATAAAATAAAAGATTATGCTAGTTTTAATGAAATTAATATTAATACTACTGCTTCTTTTTTAATCAAAGATACATTAAATACTACTACATTAATTTTAGATACACCATTTACTTATAATAATAAAGTTGCTACGATTACAAGTGGAAATTATAAAATTGTTTATAATGATATTACTTATAATTCTAATTTATTTTTATCATCAAGTTATTTACAAGAATCTTTAGGATTAAGCGGTGTAAAACAATATAAGAAGTTTTCTTATGCGAAGATAATTTATAAAAACATTAATACTTTTACGGGTAAACCTTCTAAACATAAAGTTTATAGAAAAAGTTTAAGAACTCTTGGCGATTTTGAATCAGTAATTGATGAAACATTCGGTGATACGGAAATATTAAGAGATCCAGTTACTCCAAACAAAGCATTTGAAAGATTGGGTTCATTTTTTAGTCAATTTCATATAAATAATTTTTGGTTTACAAGTTCAAATGATTTGAATCTTAAATATGACAATCAAACATTTATTGATGGGTTAAAAATATCCGGTAGTAATTTGAATGGTACATATGCAATTGTAAAAGCAAATACATCATTTACAAACAGAAATGTTTCTTATTTACCATATAATGCAAATGAACAATCTGCACAATCAGGATCAAATTTTGACAGTAACTTTTTGAGTTTTTATAAAAATACAGATTATGTTTTATCATTCAGAACATCTGTAATAGAAAAAGATTCTTCCGCAATATCAAAATTAAAATTTTACATTACCAGTTCGTTACCAAGTGTAAATAAAAATATAGGATATGATTCAAATAGAGGTGTATTAATCGCCGAATTTGCTTATAGCGGAAGCTCTACTGGAAAATATTTTGATCAAAAACAAAATTTTGAATTTAAATTTCCCGAAGATCTTTATGGAACTTTAGTTGTTTATCCTGAAAATGTCAAACAAATAATTGTTTCTGATTTGTCAATAAAAGTTTCTGAATTGTATGGTTATACTGGAAATGCTTATTATGTAAAAATTCCGTTTCCAGTAAATGTAGCAAATGAAGTTTTTGAAATAAAATCTGAATTATATGATGTAAATTCAAATCTTTCCTATACAAATTTAAGAACAGTTCAAGTTTTTGATCCTTCTGGAAGTAGCGTTCCTCCTGATTTAGGAAATGTAGGAGACGTAATTACTGTAGGAACAGTAAATACGGATGTTTTAAATATTACGAGTAGTATTACTTGGCAAAGTCCAACTTGTGTTATAAATACACCGGAACCATTTAGGTATTTTTTAGTGTGGGATGACTCTACAAAACAAATCTGTGTAATGACTTCCAGTGCGGTTGCTTCTGGTAGTGGTGGTGGTGGAGGTGGTAATATTACTTCTATAATTGGTGGACCAGGAATAACTATTATTAGTGGTTCTGGTCCAATTGTAACTATTAGTGCGAGTGTGGGTGGTGGAACAGGAAGTGGATTTCCATTTACAGGAAGTGGATATGTTACAGGATCTTTAATTGTTACTGGATCAATATCATCATATAATATTACATCTAGTTTATATGGAACTGCTTCGTGGGCAATAAGTGCGTCAAGAGCAATTACTGCTAGTTATACTGTTTCATCAAGTTATTCGGATACATCTAGTTATTCAATAAACGGAATACCAACAGGTGGAACTATAAATTATATTTTAGCAAAAAGTAGTTCCAATAATTATGATACAGTTTGGATACCATCACCTGTTGGGCCTGGTGGACAAGGTGAAATGTCATTCACTTCTTCTTATTTTAGTGGATCAACTTCATCAATTACGTGTTCATCCGAATATTCTTTTTGGCATTTACATACTCTCAATAATTTAAATATACATATTAACTCATCATCTGATTCTGGTTCATTTAGTATCAGAGTAGTATCATCCGGAAGCAATAATAACACAATTAGTTTTTATCCATATCAACAAATAGAATGGGGTGGAGTGGCCGGATTCGATGGTCCAGGCAGCGGATCAATTGAAGAATCTGGATCTATTACTTTAGTACCTGCTCAAGAAATGGTTTTATCTTTTATTTATTATAATACTACATCGTCTTTATATCCAGAAAAGAAATACAGTGCATTTGCTGCGGATTTAAAAACACCTGGTTTAGAAAACAAAACAATAGTACCAAATCTTTATTTAATAGGGGAAGGTGACTATGGAATTGGTGGAGGTGGATTAACAGATCCAAATGCTTATATATTTACAATTAATGGTGGTGGTACAGATCAAGACTTAAGTGGTATTGGAAGCAAATTATTTTGGGGGTGGGCTCCTGTATATGTTGAAGGCAGTGGACGAAGATTTTTTCCTTTATATCAGTAATTTTAAAATTGTTTATAAATATTAACATCTTGAATTTTTTGTGAATATTTATATTTAGATTTTTTCAATAAAATTTCTACATTTGAAAGGAATTTAACATATGCCAATAACTGAAGGAGGAAAATTTAGTCCTGTTGACCGTATAGTCAGCCCAGGAGTATTTACAAGAGAAAACGACCTAAGCGGAGTAGCACAAGGTGTTGCCGAAATCGGAGCAGTAATACTTGCTCCGTTTCCAAAAGGTCCTGGATTCGCACCAACATTAATCACCAACACAGCCGATCTTGAAGAAAAGTTCGGTGTAGCTGATGGTGTTTATTATGGACCATACACCGCAAAAGAATATCTTAAGGAAAAAGGATTTGTAACTGTATGTCGTGTCGGTGCTTTGACAGGATATAGACAAATCAACCCATTCGTAATCTGGGCACAACCAGGTACTTGGGCCAGAAGCGGTTCAGCCGGTGCTTTAAATAGTGGATCTTCATATGTACTATATGATAGTGACAATATTTCCAGTACATTTACTTATAATTCAGCAAGTACATCAATGTCATTTGTATCTGGTGCAGCATTTACCGCACAATTTAATTCAACCGCTGGTGATAACACTACATTAAATGTAAATTCTGCAAATGGAAGTTTATATAACTACGGTCAAACTTATAGTTTTACTGTAGGTGCGTTATCATTCTCAACTGTATTTGTAACATCATCTTATCAAGGAAATTCATCTTATACAAGTGATGCTAAATTATTACAAGCAATTGCAGAATCTACATCAACCACATCATATTTTAGTGCTTCACTTGCAAATAGTGTAACAATTACCAATTCAGATGGAAATTTAGTTGGTACAAATATTACACTCATAAGTGGTAGTATATTTGCTCTAAGATCTTCAACTGGTTGTGGAACACAAGTATATCTTAAGGGTGTAATCAGTGGTTCATTTGGTAAAATTACAGGAACATTTACACCACAATGGTCTGCACCAGCCGATCCATGTAATCCAACCGCAGTATCTTATTATCCAAGAGTTCTTGCTGTATTATCAAATACTCAATATGGTACATTGGATAGTAGTTTTAATGCTCCTGGTTTCAGTGGTTCTGTATTGAATCAAAAAACAGCAACATCTGGAAATTATAGTGGTTCTCAAAATCCAACATCATTGAGTGATTTCCAATTGACTTTATCACAAAATGGTTCATTGATTGGTTACTATGACTTTTCATTGAATCCTGCTGATTCAAATTACATTACAAATGTATTTGGAAATGATCCAACCGTTGGTAATCAAAATGATCAAGTTTCCGGCGCTAAGATTGAAGCCGCTTATTTATATAATACATTTGAAGATTCAATTCAAAAAGTAAATGATGAATTAAATAGTGGAAACCCAGGATGGAAAATATTCGCTGGAATACCTTCATCTGGTTCATTCTCAACAGGTGAAACATTGAAATTTACCGATCAATATTCAACAAACTTAAACGCAGGTGATTCTCAATACGGACTAACAAGTGCAGCAACACCTTGGATTCTTTCACAAGGAATTGCTCCTTGGAGTGGAACATCTAATACAGGTGGTTCTACAACCAAGTATCAATTGTTTAAAGTACACACAGTTAGCGATGGTACAATCACAAATAAACAATACAAGATTGAAATTAGTAATGTTAAATTATCTAGTACTGTTGCAGGAAGTGATTGGGGTTCATTCACACTTGCTGTAAGATCTTATAGTGATACAGATAAGAAGCCAAAATACTTGGAAATCTTCCAAAACTTGAGTCTAGATCCAAATTCTTCAAACTTCGTAGCTCGTAGAATTGGTGATAGATACAATTTCATTACTTATGCCGGTAAAATCATTGAATTTGGTACTTATACAAACTTGAGTAAGTATGTAAGAATTGAAATGAATACAGTACCATATCCAGTATCTGCTGTTCCTTATGGTAACGCAGCATATGTAACTCCACTAGGAGGTACAATTGGAAATTATATTCCAGTAGTACAATATAGTAAAGCAAGTATTTATGGATTAGCTCCTGGCAAATATGCATCTGGTACAGTAATCAGTGATATTCCACTTGGTGCTGATTCTGAATTGACTTCTTTATATCCAACAAGTTCAACAAATGCAGGTGTAAAATATGATACAGAAGAATATTTTTATCCTCTACCATTTGGTGCTACTGTAGGATACAATATCGCATTTGATTTGGAATCAACAAGTTCTAATGTTGGAACTGGTTCACTACTTGCTGCTTCATTGAGCGGTAGTATTCCTTCAACATATGATGCAGCTAACGAAGCTACATATGTCAAGATGCGTAAGTTCGTAGTAGGTTTCCAAGGTGGATTTGATGGTCAATCACCTGCAATTCCAATTAATGTTGGAAGTGATATTATCGCAGGTAATACACAAGGTTTAAATTGTACAAATATCAATAGTGCAGGTTCAATCGCTTACAAACAATGTGTAGGTGCTCTTGGAAATGCAGATGAATTTGACATCAACTTGATTGTTACACCTGGTGTTTTCCACGAACAACACAGTTATGTTACCCAATTAGTAACAGATATGTGTGAAGCTCGTGGTGATACATTCTACATTATGGATAACGTAGTGTTTCCATCAAGTAACCAAACTGTAGGATTGATTGATGCAGCAGTAAATGATGTATCTACAATCGATAGCAGTTATGTTGCTACATATTATCCTTGGGTTAAGATTCTAGACACCAACTTGAACAAGATTATAAGTGTACCACCATCAGTAGTAATGCCATCAGTTTATGCTGCTAATGACAATGCTGCTGCTGAATGGTTTGCTCCCGCAGGTCTAAATCGTGGTGGAATTGCTCAAGCAATTCAAGTTCTAGACAGAACAACCCACAGTGAACGTGATACCTTGTATGAAGGACGTGTAAACCCAATCGCAGCATTCCCTGGTCAAGGTATCTGTGTATGGGGACAAAAGACACTTCAAATTCAACCAAGTGCTCTTGACAGAGTAAATGTTCGTAGATTGTTAATCGCACTTAAGAAGTTTATTGCAAGTAGCAGTAAGTTCTTGGTATTCGAACAAAATGTGGCTGCTACAAGAAACCGTTTCTTGAGTATCGTAAATCCATATTTGGAATCTGTACAACAACGTAGTGGATTGTACGCTTTCCAAGTTGTAATGGATGATACAAATAATACTCCTGACTTGGTTGATAGAAACATCCTATACGGTCAAATCTATCTACAACCAGCTAAGACTGCTGAATTCATCGTACTTGATTTCAACATTCTCCCAACTGGTGCTACATTCCCAGGAGCCTAATAACTAAATAATTCATAAAACCCCTGCTTAGAAATAAGCGGGGGTTTTTTCTTTACTAAATCTATTTATATTATACAATGATTAAATTGACGGATTTATTATTAGAAGCTCAATTACCTTCAAGTGAGCAGGACATGGATTTTTATGCTAAAAAGTATAAGAAAACTATTGATTATTTACGCACCAAAAACAAAGTACTATTGCTTACAACCAGTAATAGATGGAGTGGACATAAAGATGATATTGCTAAAAGTACACAACTTGCATTTAAAATACAAGAATTACTTGGTAAAGAAAAAGTAACTTTGATTGATACAACTAAGTTAAACATATTTCCGTGTGAGGGTAATGTATCATCTAAATGGGGAAATCATTGTGGAACAAAAGATTCTTCCTTAAAAGATAAAGAGAAAAATCCTACAGGCGAACATCGTTGTTGGGCTAGTATAAATAATAAAAGCGATGAACTTTGGAAAATAAGTAAAGAATTATTTGAAAGTGATACCGTTTTATTTTTTGCTAGTGTGAGATGGGGACAAGCTAACGGTTTTTATCAAAAATTAATTGAGAGATTGACTTGGATTGAGAACAGACATTCTACTTTGGGGGAAAGCAATATAGTAAAAGATATAGATTCAGGATTTATTGCTACTGGTCAAAATTGGAATGGAAAAGATGTTACACAAACACAAAAAGAAATATTACAATTTTTTGGATTTAAAACACCAAATGAATTATTTTGGAATTGGCAATTTACAGATAATCCTCTTGACGAAACCAAACGTTCCTACAACAAAGCAATTACGACATTTGATAAAACATTTTTAAAACCATATGATAAAGCTGAATAATTTAGAACAATTTTTGGTATCTAATATATTACTTAACGAAGCTGCTCGTATAGACCACGCAGAAGATTTGATATTTTGGGAAGGTTCCAAAGGAGCTATTCGTTCCATTAAAAGTTTCATTGATTTGGAAAGTGACGGATATAAAAATGTAACAATGAAATGGGATGGTTCTCCTGCAATTATATTCGGAAGAAACGATGAAGGTAAGTTTGTATTAACTGATAAAAGTGGATTTGTTGCGAAAGGTTATAATGGTAGACCAACATCTCCAGAAGAATTGCAACAAATGTTTTTGAATAGAGGTAAAAGTGTTAAAACAGACGAATATAGATTATTTGTTCAAGAAATGAAAAATGTATTTTCTGTATTTGAATCTGCAGTTCCAACAACATTTAGAGGTTATTTTAAAGGGGATTTGTTGTATTTCAATACGCCATTAATTGAAAATGGACGATATGTTTTCAAACCAAACATTGTAACTTATGCGGTTGGTATTGATTCTGAATTGGGAAGAAAGATTACGCAAAGCAAAGCTTCGGTTGTAGTACACAGAGAAGTGGATAGTTTTGGAAATGAAACTGCAATTACAAATTACAATGTTTTTCAAGGTAAACAATTGTTAGTAATACCGCCAATATCTGTAAATAATCCGCCTAATGTAAATGAAAAAAGATTAAAAGATATTATACTTTATATTAATAAACATGCTAGAAATATAGATGATTTTATTAATCCATCTAAATTGGCAAGTATGAAGATGACTAATTTTCCCGATGTATTATATAAATACTTGAATAGTAAAGTTGATACTGGGTTAGTGAATATTGGCGACGATTTTCTACAATGGATTAGTCAAAGTAATCTTACAGATGTAATGAAAAAGAAGATTACTGAGTATATTAGTAGTAATCGTGCTGGATTTGAATCTTTATGGAAAGTTGTTGTAGAAATAATGTCGGTTAAAGATGAAATTATTAATCAAATAGACAATCAAGATAGTGAAATTAAATCATATATAGGCAATGAACCCGGAGGCGAAGGTTATGTATTCTCTCATCCAGAAGGTGACATTAAGTATGTTTCTCGTTCCAAATTCAGCGCTGCGAATAGAGCTGCACATAAACAACCAATTGATGAAGGTGGATGGTTAAAGCCAGAACTTACATCCAAGACAGTTTTGTCACCAGATACAATTGAAAAATCAACTGAAAAGTTTAAAGTTTTTTTGGCTGATTTGAATATGTTTTTAAGTAATATACCATTAACTCCGATTAAAGATTATCAAATCTTGGGTTCTGCTGGTTACTATAAACAAGACCAACACGATAAAGCACAAGTAACTTATGGTGATATTGATGTAATGGTTGTTATACCTATTGAAACCAATGAAGACGGAAGCGATACAAAGAAAGAATATATCAAAAATGTAATTCAATTCATTGAAACCAGTGGACAAAATTATATTGATATTGAAAGTGCAAAAAGATCTGACGGTAAACAGATTATAATTAAACTTGACGATGGTGATTGGGTTCAATTAGATTTATTATATACTACAAAAATATATAAAGATTGGTTTGCTGCTAGATTTACACCTGAAAGAGGTATAAAAGGATTTACAATGGGAGGAATGTATGCCGCATTGGCAGAAGTTCTTAATATTAGAATTGGTGATACCGGAGTAAGAGCAAAATTTAAAGATGGTAAGATTGTATCTCCAATGTTAAGAAAAGATGTTGTAGATAAATTGATATCTAATAGCCCTCGTACATTTTTAAGAGATTTGTCAGACTTTTTAGCTGGTTTATTTGGAAAGAAAATTACTGATATAGATCAAAATTTATCCACACACAGTGGTGTTAATCCAAATGATGTTAAATTAAAAGATTTAACTACAGGTGTTCTTGGATTTGCAAAAACACTTGACAAAAATGGAATTCTTACAGATTTAGGATTTGATTATGGTTCATTCATTAAAGCAATAAAAGACAAATACGCAGAAAAGATGATTGAACAATATTCAAAGAAAGAAAAGAAAGCAACTACTCCAGAAACTCAAGCATCTATTGATAAAATCAAAAAACATGCTGATATGGGAAATAAAATTGTCAATGATATATTAAAAGAATTTTTAATTACAGAAGGTGGTAATGCGGTTGCGGCTAATAGTGATTTACCAAAACAATATCTAGATTCTACAATAAAAAATGGTTTAAAAATATGGAATCTTGACACATTAAATTATGAAATTATTGGAAATAAATCCAAACCAGTCTTGGGTGATATTGATGTTGCAGTATCAACTGAACAATTGAATCAATTATTTGGTGTAAATTATGATTATGATAAAAAGATGTTTTATGATAAACTAAAACAACATGCAGACGCTAACACACCATCAATAGTTCCTAAACCCGCATTTAAAATAAATACAGGTCTGGACCAATTGCATTTGAATGTACCTATAATTGATGATAATGGCAATCCAGTGAAATCCACGGAAATACCAAATGAAGATGGTTATGTACAAATTGATTTAATGATTGGTGATTTAAATTTCATGATTAAATCTTTATCTGGTGCTCCAGATTCAAAGTATAAGGCCGCATTAAGAAACATTCTATTAATGAATATTATGTCTAATAGTTATGAATCCACCGAAGATCCAAATAAGATGAAGAGATATCAAATGAATTGGAAAAAGGGTCTTCAAAGTGCGGATGTTATAACAAATGAAAAGGGTAAACAGGAAAAACAAAATATAAAAACTGTTTATACCGATATGGATGATGTTGCTGAATTTTTATTTGGCAATAATGTAACATTTAATGACATTAACACTTTAGAAAAACTAATTAAATTAGTGAAAGGTAATACTTTTCGTTATAAAAATAAAAGAACTGAAATCTTAGATGATTTCAAAAAGGAATTGGAAAGATTAAAAGTAAAGTTATGAAAAGAGCAACAGGAAAAAGCAATCTTAATATCGTTAGAGATTATGTTGATGGAAACCGTCCATTTATTCAAGTGGGATATGATCCTAATTTAAATAATAGTAAAAGAAAAGAAGGTGAAGAATGGGAAGATGGACAAGGTAATAAATGGATTTGGAAAAACAATACCAAAAGAAAAGTATCTAAATGTGGTCAAATAAAAATTGATCAAAGATGTAGCATTTGTAATGCGGATATGAAATTTGGTAATTATTTAGACGATAGATTTTATCCTAAAACAGGTAAATGTTATGATTGTAATATTTCGTTTGACAGTAAATTAAAAGCATTGGGAGTATATGCGGATTATGAAAAATATAAAATATACAACAATATGCTTTCTGAAATGAAAGATTTTAAGAAAAATATCACCGATAGTATTGAATATCTAGAAAAAAATACGAACGAAAAATTACAATTTTTCAATGATGACGGAAGTAATGAATTTTGGACGGATGATACTAATCAAATGGTTAAAGTTTTATCTGATTTGAAAAACGATTTAAAAGATGTCGATGAAAACATCGCAAAAGCCAATGAAGAATTGATGAAATTAAATTATAATCCAGAAACCGAGAAACAAGCAAAACAAATGGTTTTGGATAGATTAAATCAATGAGTACACAAAAAACACTTAAAGAAGTAATCAAAGAGGAATATAAGAAATGTCTTGTAGATCCAATTTATTTCATGAAGAAATATGTTAAGATTCAACATCCTATTCGTGGAACTGTAAACTTTGATTTGTATGACTTTCAAGAAAAGACTTTAACTGACTTAGTAAATCATGATTTTAATATTATATTAAAGTCTAGACAGATGGGTATTAGTACATTAACCGCAGCATATAGTTTGTGGTTAATGGTATTTCACAAGGATAAAAATGTTCTTTGTATTAGTATTAATCAAGAAACATCAAAGGAAATTGTTACCCGTGTTCGTTTTGCTAATGACAATCTTCCGTCTTGGTTGAAAGTAAAAGAACAAGAAGATAATAGATTGAGTTTAAGGTTAACAAATGGTTCACAGATTAAAGCCGTATCATCTGCTGGTACATCAGGTCGTTCTTCTGCATTGTCATTGTTGATTA